TCTTTCCTTTCATGACCGCGAAATGGAATATTGGGGTATTCTCTAAAAATATGTTTGATAAAATCAAAAAATGGGCAATCAGGCATCAGGTTTGTCTGCTGACTGTTTTGGTGATTTTTTACATTGCATCACTGTTGATTTATACACTTTCACAACTAATGGACACTTGATCATGGCTGGACGCAAACCAACACCAACTGCTTTGAAGGTTATCAGGGGCAATCCCGGCAAACGTCCATTGAACAAAGATGAACCACAACCACAGGTTGCTGTGAATATCAGACCACCAACATGGTTGACCAAGGAAGCAAAGAAACACTGGAAGGTGGTCAGCAAACAACTATCTGATGTTGGGATCCTGACAGATTTAGATAAACATGCCTTGACCATGTATTGTGAAGAATATGCAAGATGGCGTGATGCACTGCAGAAAATGAAGGATCAGGAAGTCATTGAAACAGACAAAGGCAATGAAATTCAGTCCCCATGGGTAGGAATTGCAAACAAGGCATTTGATCACATGTTGAAAATCATGTCTGAATTTGGAATGACACCATCATCAAGGTCAAGATTGACTGTCCAGCCAAAAGAAGATTTTGATCCAATGGAAGAATTCTTGAAAAGGAACAATGCCTGAATCCCTTCACACTGCAGAACAGTATGTTGAAGATGTCCTGTCAGGGAAGATCCTTGCAGGTGAATACATCATTCAGGCCTGCCAAAGACACAAGGATGATATTGCAACGGGACATGAAAGGGGCATTGTCCATGATCCTGAATCAGCACAACATGCCATTGATTTTTTCCAGTTCCTGCATCACAGCAAGGGGGAATGGGCAGGTGAAGTTTTCGAGTTGTCCCCATGGCAGGAATTTATTCTGTGGTCCTTGTTTGGTTGGAAAAGGGAAGATGGTTTAAGAAGATTCAGGACCGCATATGTTGAAGTTCCCCGCAAAAATGGAAAATCAACCTTTGCGTCAGGGATTGGTTTATACATGTTCTTCGCTGATGGTGAACCTGGCGCGGAAGTATTCACAGCAGCAACCAAAAGGGATCAGGCAAGGATCACCCATGGTGAAGCAGAAAGGATGGTGAAGGCATCCCCAATGCTGAAATCAAGGATTGGCATTGTTAGGGACAACCTTCATGTTGTGGATACCGCATCAAAGTTTATGCCACTTGGAGCAGATGCAGACACCATGGATGGATTGAATGTGCATGGTGCAATTCTTGATGAAGTTCATGCGATGAAAAACAGGTTGGTTGTTGATGTCATGGAAACGGCAACAGGTGCAAGAAGGCAACCACTAATATTTGAAATCACTACAGCAGGGCATGACAGACTTTCTGTATGTTGGGAACATCATGATTATGTGATCAAGATCCTTGAAGGCAGTCTTCAGGATGACACCTTTTTTGGGTATATTGCCGCCATTGATGAAGATGATGATTGGACAGATCCTGCAGTTTGGGCAAAGGCAAATCCAAATTGGGGTATCAGTGCAAAGGCAGATGATATTGAAAGGAAGGCAACCAAGGCAAAGGAAATCATCACTGCACAAAATAACTTTCTTAGATTACATCTGAATGTCTGGACAGAGCAGGAAACAAGATGGTTGGACATGTTGAAATGGAATGAATGCCCAACAAATTCATCACTTGCCATTTTAAGGGGGAAAAGGTGTTTTGTTGGATTGGACCTTTCAACAAAAATTGATATGACTGCAGCAGCATTCCTTGTGCCCCCTGCTGAAAGCAAGGGGATCTGGCATCTGCTGATGAAATACTACATGCCCAAAGACAACATCAGGGACAGGGTAAACCGCGACCGGATCCCATATGATGCATGGGTTCAGCAAGGATATGTATCAGCAACACCCGGTAATGTCATAGATTACAATTATATTCGGCAAGATATAGCAAAGATGGCAGAAGAACTGAATATTCATGAAATAGGTTTTGATCCTTGGAATGCTACACAGACAGGTGTTCAGTTGCAGGAAGATGGATTTCAGGTTGTTGAAATGCGTCAAGGACATAAAACCATGGCAGAACCAACCAAGGAACTTGAAGCACTGGTGAAGTCTGCCAGGTTGGACCATGGCGGGTGTCCTGTTCTTCGATGGATGGCAAGTAATGTTGTGGTCAGGGAAGATTCAAATTTGAACTTCATGCCTGACAAATCCAAATCATCTGAAAAGATTGATGGCATTGTTGCATTGCTGATGGCATTAGGCAGGGCAATCATCACCATTGAATCTGAATCAGTCTATTCAACACAAGGCATCATGATGGTGGGTTAAATGGAAAAAAGAAGGGGAATCCAGATTTTAAATGCACCAGTGACAGAACTGCCTGATCCAAAAAGGCAGATTGACACTCTTTGGTTGCCAAGAAGGACATCTTCAGGTGTCAGGGTTACACCTGAAACTGCACTTGAATTTTCCCCTGTATGGTCTGCTGTCAGGGTGATTTCAGAAACTGTTGCATCCCTTGGATGGAAGGTTTTTGAAAAGAAGGATGGTGGTGGAAAGACTGAAATCACTGAAACACCAACTGCCAAAGTTCTGAAGAATCCCTGTCCTGAAATGACACCTTTCACCTTTAGGGAAACAGTAACGGCATGGTGTCTGCTTTGGGGCAATGGGTATGCAGAAATAGAAAGAGATCTTATAGGCAGGCCAATGTGGTTATGGCCCATATCACCAGACAGGATGGAAATCACAAGGGACACAGGAAATAATCTGATCTATGTTGTTCATAATGATGATGGAAGTGTCACACCAATACCTGCATCTGACATGTTTCACCTGAAGGGCATGGGGACAGGTCTGGTTGGATATTCTGTCATTGGGTTTGCTGCCAGATCAATTGGCCTTGGTATTGCTGCAGAAGAATTTGGATCCAACTTCTTTGGCAATGGTGCAAGTCTTGGTGGTGTCCTGAAATATCCAAACAAACTGGATGATGATGCCAGAAAGAATTTAAGGGATTCATGGGCAAATATGTATTCAGGTCCATACAACACAGGCAAGACTGCAATTCTTGAACAGGGTTTAGAATACCATCAGATTGGTATTCCACCCGATGATGCACAGTTTTTGGAAACTCGAAAGTTTCAGATTTCCGATGTTGCAAGATGGTTCAGGGTTCCGCCACACAAACTGGCAGATCTTGAACGTGCAACTTTCAGCAACATTGAAGAACAGAACATTGATTTCACCACTGACACTATTGTTCCATGGGCAATGCGATGGGAGCAGGAAGGGGACCGCAAACTACTTGGAAGACAGAACAGGGTAAAACAATATACAAAACTGAACCTGAATAGTCTTTTAAGGGGTGCCCTTGACAAACGTTATGATGCCTATACAAAGGGCAGGCAATGGGGTTGGTTGTCTGCAAATGATGTCAGGGAATTTGAAGATCTTGACCCACTGCCTGCAGACCAAGGGGATGTTTACCTGTCACCAACAAACATGACACCAACTGAAAAGTTGGGTGAAGAACCTGAACCTGTTGTTCAGCAGTTCCAGCAACCTGGCGGGGAAGATGAAGATCAGGAAGAAGGACAGCAACCAAACCCTGACATGATGCGGAATATATACATCAGCCTTATTAATGACAGCATGAAAAGATGTCTTTCAAGGGAATCGAATCACGCAAAAAGGGCACCAAAGAAAATCACAACATCACAGGAATTCAGGGATCACATGGCAGCATTTTATGTAAAACATGAAAAATATGTTGTTGATGCCTTGGTTCCAATTGCTGAATCAATGTCTGCATTTGCTGGTGTAGACAGCAAAGATGAAAACGTGATTGGTCATTTCAATTCAGTATTATTCGGCATTGCCAAGAAACACTGCATTGATTCATGTGATGAATTGGTTGATGCCTTTGATGATGGGAACCTGAAAAGTTTCTACACCATGGCGGAAGATGTTTGGCCGCTTGAAATAGCAAATGACATTTTCAAGGATTTTGCATTGACAATCGCAAGGGTGAAATGATGAATAAACTTCAAATGAATGCAAGGGGCAAGAAGGGTGAAATTCTGCTGTATGGTGATATTGGTGAAGGGTTCTTCACTGATGGGATCACTGCAAAGGATTTCATTGGAAACCTGAATGCCATGGGCAATGTCAGTGAAATAGATATAAGGGTGAATTCTCCGGGTGGTGATGTCTTTGAAGGGTTCAGCATTTACAATGCACTGATCAGGCATCCTGCAAAAATAAATGTTCATGTTGATGGGTTGGCAGCATCAATTGCCAGCATCATTGCCATGTCTGGTGACAGCATCAACATCAGTGATAATGGAATGATGATGATTCATGAACCTTGGTCCATGGCAGTTGGTGATGCTGATGAATTCAGGGCAAAGGCACAGACACTGGATAAAATGCGCGAAAACCTTCTTGCAACATACGTCAGCAGGACTGGTGGTGACAGGGATGCAATCAGTGGATTGATGAAGGCAGAAACTTGGATGACTGCAGAAGAAGCAGTTTCAAGGGGGTTTGCTGATTTCAAGGTTGAATCAGAAATGATGGCAGCAAGTCTGAATTTATCAATTTATGGATTCAAGCATACCCCTGAAAAGTATAAAGTTAAGGGGACACCAAACCTTGACAGTGCAAGGGATGCATTCAAGGGACTTGAAGAAAGATTTAACTTGAAGTAAATTCACCCTATAGGTTCAGGTTTGCTTGCAGGCCTGAAAACAACTGCAGGGTTTCACATGTCAAACCATGCGAGTTGCAAATCCCCAAAGGGGGGTATGTGACCGCATGGTTTTTTTATGCGGGAAACTTTTAAATTAATTGAGGATTTTTCACATGAATATTGAAGAACTTCAGGCAAGACTGCAGGAACTGCATTCTGATATGCAGGCAATGCAGGCAACTGCCGATGCTGAAAAACGTGATTTCACTGATGATGAAACCAGTGATTTCAAGGCAATGGTTGCTGAATTTGAAAAAATTGAAGGTGAAATTGTACGGAAAAACACTATTGCTGCAATGTCACAGAAACTTGAAAATGGTGTTGGACGGCAGACACAGCCTGACCTGAACAACCCTGATGCAGACAAACCTGCTGCAACTTCTGTTTCTGGTGGTTATCCTGCAGGGGCTGCAGACCGCAACAAATGGGGGTGGCGAACCCTTGGTGAATTTGCTGCAGCAGTCCATCACGCCGGTCAGCAGGGGGTTGCACCTGATCCACGTTTGATGAATGCACCAACCACATCTGCCAATGAAAACACAGGTGCCGATGGTGGTTACACTGTGCCCCCTGACTTCAGGACCAGCATCATGAAGAAGGTTCAGGGTGAAGATTCCCTTCTTTCCCGAACAGATCAGATGACTGTTTCAGGAAATAACCTGACCATGCCGAAAGATGAAACTACCCCATGGGGTTCATCTGGTGTTCAGGCATATTGGGAAGGTGAAGGTGATCAACTGAATCAGTCCAAACCTGTTCTTGGTGAACAGAATGTCAGGCTGAACAAACTGACTGCCCTTGTACCTGTCACTGATGAATTGCTTGCAGATTCACCTGCAATGTCTTCCTACCTGAACGCCAAGGTTCCTGAAGTCTTTGACAGCAAGTTGAACCTGGCGATTGTGCAGGGCAGTGGTGTTGGTCGGCCAAAAGGCATCCTGAATGGTGGTGATCTGATTACTGTTGCCAAGGAATCTGGTCAGGCTGCAGATACCCTGATTCACCAGAACATTGTCAACATGTGGGCAAGGATGTATGCACCATCCCGAAGAAATGCAATCTGGCTGATCAATCAGGACATTGAACCACAGTTGAACCTGATGTCATTCAAGAACACTGATGCTGCAGGACCGGCATACCTTCCACCCGGTGGATTGTCTTCTTCCCCATATGGAACACTGATGGGCAGGCCTGTTGTACCAACAGAAGCATGTGAAACCCTTGGTGACAAGGGTGACATCATCCTTTCTGACATGTCACAGTATCTGACCATCATGAAGACTGGTGGTATTCGGTCAGATGTCAGTATTCACCTGTGGTTTGATTATGACACTACTGCATTCCGGTTTATTTTCAGGGTTGCAGGTCAACCACATTTCAACACAACCATTGCAAAACGTGCAGGCAGCAATACCCTTGCACACTTTGTGACATTGGCCGCAAGGGCATAAGGGGGTAATATCATGATCTTGAATCAGAAAGGCAGTGAAACTGCTGCAGTAGTTGGAACCATTGACCCTGATGTCCTGACTGCTACTGCACATACTTCAGATTGGGTCAGCATGGCAGACTTTGAACGGATTTCTGCCATAGTGATGGCAGGAACCCTTGGATCTTCTGCCACACTTGATGCCAAACTGCAGCAGGCAACTGATGCCAGTGGAACTGATGCAAAGGACATCAGTGGAAAGGCAATTACACAGTTGACACAGGCAGGCAGTGACAGTGACAAGCAGGCAATCATCAATTGTTCTGCAGAAGAACTGGATCTTGAAAATGACTTCACACATGTTGCCTTGGTCATTACTGTTGCAACTGCAAGCAGTGATGGTGCAGGACTGATCATGGGATTCAATCCCCGTCAAGGTCCAGCATCTGACAATGACATTGCATCTGTTGATGAAATTGTCTAAGACTCCTCCGTAGTGGTGTAGCAACTTGGCAGGGGGGAAACCCCCTGCCCTTTTTAAATTATGGTTACACAAACTTTATACAAAGAACCGGGTTGGTCTGAAATTGCAGGCCTGACATCTGATGGTGCAAAAAGAACTGCTGACCATTGTTCATCAATTCATTTTGATGATTTAAGATTTCCAGCAACTGCAATCAACCCGCCAGGTTCAGCATCAGATCCTGACTTTGATACCATCAGGGGTGGTTGGTTGTTTGCTGATGGTTCCACTGAACTTCTTTTCATTCTTGGTCAACTGCCACACAACTACAATGAAGGATCAACACTGCATCCACATATTCATTGGGTACAGGAAAATTCAGGTGATGTCCTGTGGCAACTTGATTTTAAATGGTTCAACAATGGTGCAGAATATCCTGCAGACTTCACAACACTTCAAACAGTCAAAAAAGTGTTTAATTATTCTTCAGGCAGTCTTTCACAAATTTCAGCATTTCAACCAATCACAGGTGAAGGCATGGGGATCAGTTCCATGTTTGCCATGAAACTTTCAAGGATTGGTGGTGATGCTGCAGACACATATACTGGTGATGCCCTAATGATGGAATTTGATTTTCATTATGAAATTGATGGGCATGGTTCAGAAAGAGAGTATTTAAAGGAAGCATAAAATGATCAAGCAAAAAATCACATTCACAGATGATGTTGAAGTATTGGATCATGAAGACAAGGTTGAACAGTCTTTCAAGAAAGGTGAAACAGTAGATCTGCCAGCACCATCTGCACAAAGATGGATCAGGCGTGAAAAGGCAAAACTTGCTGCAAAACGTGGAAGACCTGCAAAAACTACCGATGAATCTGGCACTGCAGAAGACCAGTCCAAGTGATTGGTTAAATTCAAGACCATGGCAGGATGGAACTGCTGTCTGCATTGGCGGTGGTCCTTCCCTTGATCATGCACAGATTGCACATGCTCACAGATTTGATTTTGTGATTGCAGTCAATGATGCCTATACACTATTTCCAACTGCTGATGTCCTGTATGCCTGTGACCTGAAATGGTGGGATTGGCATCACAGGGAAACCAGTGATTTTGCAGGATTGAAAATCACCATTGATGCAGAAGCAGCAAGCAGGTTCCCTGACCTTATTTTGATGAAGGGTGAAGCAGAAACAGGATTGTCAATCACACCCGGCATTCTGCATCAGGGGCAAAACAGTGGTTATCAGGCATTGAACCTTGCAACCTTGCTTGGTGCAAATAGGGTGATCCTGATTGGATATGACATGAAGTTTGCTGACAATGGATGTTCACACTGGTTTGGTGATCACCCTGATAAAATCAGAACAGGATCATATGAACCATGGATGATGAACTTTTCAACTGCAGCAAGTCATGCAAAATTGCTTGGAATTGATGTCATCAATGCATCAAGGGAAACGGCAATGACCTGTTTCAAACGTCAGCAGATTGAAGACATAGAATGAATGCAATTGAACATAGTGCCTTTGAACCCTGCAATGTGAACACACCCTGTGGATTGTGTTTCAACAACATTGTCATTCCCGGTCATCAACTTGTTTTTATGGTGATTCCTAAGTGTGCAAGTCAGTCCCTGTTGGAAGTTGCAAGGGGTTTTGGACTGCCATTTGAATACAGAAGCAATCAATGGGTTGACATCAATGCTTCTGATTTTATGAAAATCACAGTTGTCAGGAATCCTTTTGACAGACTTGTTTCATGCTGGAAACAGAAGATTGTTGAAGGTTATCACAGGACATGGCAACTGTATGGATTCAAGGCAGGCATGGATTTCAAATCATTTGCAAGTGTTGTCTGTGATGTGCCATATAGTCAGGCAGACAAGCATTTCAGACCATATTCATGTGACCTGATTGATGAACATGGAAAGCAAAGGTTTGATGCACTTGTAAAACTTGAACATCTGCCACATTCATGGCATCACATTTCAGGACTTCTTGAGAAAAGGAAAGGTTTCAAAATGCCTGTTCTACCAGTCAAGAACAGGACAACACATATGGATTATTGGAAATATTATGATGATCAGTTGATTTCTGATGTGTCTGTATACTACAGGCATGACCTTGAACCTTTTGATTATGAGTTTGAAATATGTCACTGACACAAATTACAGCACCAACAGGCAATTCAATTTCCTTGTCAGATGCAAAGGACCACATCAGACTTGAAATTGATGATGATGATGCACTCATTCAATCAATGATTGAATCAGTTGAACATCTTGCAGAAACCTTCACTAGAAGACAGTTAATCACTGCAACATATGACTATAAAATTGACAGGTTTGCATCTGTCATCAAGATTCCAAAACCACCACTGCAGTCAGTCACATCAATCAAATACATTGACACTGATGGAAATGAACAAACAGTTGATTCATCTGTTTATGATGTTGACACTGACAGTCAACCTGGCAGGGTGATCCTTGATCCTGATCAGGTTTGGCCTGACACAAGAAAACAGTTGCAGGCAGTTACAATCAGGTTTGTCTGTGGTTATGCAGACTCAGGTTCATCACCTGCAGAAATAAATGACAATGTTCCTGAAGTCATCAAAAGATGGATGTTGATTCAGATTGCAAACCTGTATGAAAACCGGGAAGAATATATTGTTGGCACCATTGCGGCAAAGATGCCATTTGCAGACAGGTTGATTGAATCCCTGTCAATACCGGAATTCTTCTAATGAGGTCAGGCAGATTACGCCACAGGCTGCAGGTTCAGTCCCTGACTGAAGAACAGGATGTTTATGGACAACCAATCAAATCATGGTCAGCATTCAAGACAGTTTGGGGATCCATTGAACATGTCAAAGGCAGTGAAATACATATTGCCAATCAGTATAAAGCAGAAGTGACAACCAAGATCAGGATCAGGAACCTTGAAGGCATACAGGCAAAAATGAGGATCCTTCACAGTGGCAAAATTTACAACATTGAATTCATCAATCCTGTCCATGAAATCAGGAATGAAATGGAACTGATGTGTTCAGAAGGCGTAAATGATGGCTGATGTTGTCAAGATTGAAGGTCTTGGTGAAATCAGTGCAAGACTGAAAAAACTGCCTGAACAGGTAGAAAGAAGGGTTCTGACTTCTGCAATGAGAAAAGCAGGGACAGTCATTGAAGACATTGCAAGGGATAATGCCCTTTCCATGTTTCAGGGTGAAGGATTCATGGCAGATCACATTGGCACAAGGGGCAAGAAAAGAAAACATCTTGGTCCCGGTATTGGTGGTGGTGCCTATGTTGCTGTGCTGTCAGATGTGAAGGAAGGTGGATTGAAGCAGGTGAAGAAACTGACAGGGCAGAAGGTTGCAGCAAGGAGCAAGTTTGGCATCAGGCATATATTTGCACAAGACAAGGCAACAAGAAGGGCATCAACAAACAAGACTGGTCTGACAGGGTTCAAGGGTGGTCCTGCTTTTTATTGGCGTTTTCTGGAATTTGGAACATCCAAAATGCCTGCAAGACCTTTCATGCGACCAGCAGCACAGGCAGGATCTGGAAGGGCATCAGCAGTTGCAATAGAAGAAATGAAGAAAGGAATAGAAAGGGTTGCAAAGAAACTTGCAAAAAGGAAATGAAACATTTCATTTTATACATCATGATATTTGGCATTGCTAACTTTGACCCTGCAGGGTGGGATGATTCCACTGAAGATGGACCAGATCATTGGTCTGAATTCGGGGATGTTGGGTATTTCTCCAGAATTTCTATAAATGAAACATCATTGATTGGCACCTTTGATGGAACTGACATCAAGCATGGTGACAGGGTTCATATGTTCCTGAATGTTTTTGGAATATGGGAAACCCTTTCATTAAAGGTGCAAATAGGGGAAGGTGAATCAACCACACAGATCATCACTGCTGATGGTGTATATGAATTTGTTGCAGTTGCTGACTTTACCAACAGAACTGATTTCAGGATCACTGACACAGGACCAGAGGCATTTGGTGATGGTCAGGTTTCAATCAATAAAATATGGGTGGAAAAGATGTCTAGTGCAGAACTGTATTCAGACCTGATTTCCTTTGCCGGTCTTCAGGCATTGCTTGGTAATGGTGATTCACCTGAAACCTATAGGGTGTATCCATCTGTGGCACCACAGGGGGTTGAAACACCCTATCTGATATATCAACTTGTTTCAGGCAATCGCCAGGTTCCATTGACTGATGCGGGTGGAACAGGTGTTGAAAACAATTTATACCAGTTGTCTGCCTTTGGAAATACACTTGAAATTGTTGATGATGTAGCAGAGCAGGCAAGGTTGGCATTGGCAGATTCATCAGCCAATGAATATGTACCCATCAACAAACGTGAATGGTATGAAACAGAAACACGTTTGTTTGTTGTTCAATATGATTTTTCACAGTGGTTCACATAGAAGGGGGTTTTAAACATGTCATCTGATGCATTGAAATCACAGGGTATGACGTTTGCAAGGGGTGATGCAGATTCACCTGAAGTGTTCACGGCAATTGCTGAAATCACCAGTATCAGTGGTCCCGGTGGAACAGCAGCAGAAATTGACCAGTCTGACCTTGACAGCACTGCAAAGGAAGTCAGGCCGGGATTGCCGGACAATGGAAATGTCACACTTGGTCTTGCATACATCCCGAAGAATACAGGGCATAACCAGTTACGTCTTGACAGGGAAAACCAAACCCTGCACAACTTCAGGATCACTTTCACAGATGCATCACCTGCAACTACATGGACATTTGCAGGGTATGTGATGGGTTTGGAAATCAACAATGAAGTTGATGAAATCACAAGGGGCACTGTCACAATTCGCGTGAATGGTGCGGTAACTCAGGCCTGATGAATATCAAGGATCAGATCCTTCAGGCAGAAGACCTGAATAGACACAAGGAACATGTTCCTGAATGGGATGTTGATGTGTGGATCAGTGAACTGTCTGCAGCAGGTGCAGAAGCATATGCCATGCAACTTTCAAGTGACAGGAAAGATGGCAAATTGAAGATGGATAACTTCATGTGTGCATTGCTTGTCTGCTGTCTGGTTGATGAATCAGGGAAAAGGATATTCACTGATTCTGATGATGTCATCAGACTTGCTGAAAAAAATGGTGAAGTCATTACAAGACTTTATTCAATCGCTGAAGACATGAACGGGATGAATGCTGATGATGCAGAAGAACAAAAAAAAAGTTAAAGGCATCAGACCTGCAAAGATTCAAGTTTAGACTTTCAATTGAACTTGGATTCATTCACCCTGATGTGATGATGCAATGCATGACATCAAGACAATTCTTTGAATGGTATAATTATGCACATCTTGAAGTGATTGGAAATCCTGCATTCTTTGAATCACCTGATCAGAAACTGAAAAGGGAAAAGGCAGAATTTGAAGAAGGTATGAAAAGACTTATGCAGGCACAAAGGGGATAAAAAATGGCAGGTTTAGGAAGACTGGTCATTGACCTTGATGCAAGGATCACACGTTTTGAACGTGCAATGTCACGCGCTGAACGTATGACCCAAAAAAAAATGCGCCGGATAAAGGGCATAGCATCAAAGGCAGCAGGTTCAATTGGTGCCATCCTTGGCACTGCCCTTGGTGCTGGTTTGTTGCGGGGAAGTAAGCAGGCAGCAGATGCCCTTTCCAATATTTCTGATCAGGCAGACAAACTTGGATTGACAACAGACAAGTTGCAGACACTAAGATTTGCTGCAGAACAGGCAGGTGTTGGTGTCAAATCATTTGATGTTGGGTTTCAAAGATTCACAAGAAGGGTTGCAGATGCTGCAGCAGGGAACAAACAACTTGCAGCAACATTTGACCAGTTCAACATAAAACTTTCAGATGGTGAAGGCAGGCTGAAAACCAATGTTGATCTGTTCTATGAATTTAGTGATGCAATCGCCAGGTCAGATGATCAGGGCAAGCGGATCCTGAAAACCTTTCAGTTGTTTGACACTGAAGGCGTAGATCTTGTCAGACTGTTGCAGCAGGGAAGTTCTGCAATCAAGCAATTTGAATCTGATGCTGAATCCATGGGTGCTGTCATCAACAGCAGTGTCATCAGGGAAGCAGACAAGGCATCAAAACAACTTGCTGCAATGTCAAGGGTTGTCAGTGCAATCACAACACCTGCAATGGCACAACTTGCACCTGTGATGGTTGACCTTGCAAGGGCATTTGCTATTGCGGCAAATTGGGTTTCAAAGTTCTTTGATTATTTCAGGGACACTTCACAGAAACAGAACATTCAAGGTCTTGAACAAAGACTGACTGAACTTCAGGAAAGAGCAGTCAAACTTGGCACTGCACTTCAGGATACTGGAAATCTTAGAGGTGGTCAGATTGCCAAAATGAGAAGAAGGTATTCTGATTTAAGGGATGAAATTGATTCAGTAATTGCAAGACTGAAAGAATTAAGGGGTGATGGGTCTGGTGGTGTTCCCCCTATAGGTGGCACACCTGATGAACAGAAAGGGACTGTTGATGCATGGAAGTCAATCAGGACTGCAATGATCAGACAGCAGGAAATCTTGCAGGCACAGGTTCAGGGACAGAAGGACTATATCAACCTGACGGCAAGAAGACTGCAGATTGAACATGCTGTTGCAGATGCATCTGAAAGACTTGGCAGAAGTTTGACCAATCATGAAAAGGAATTCATCAGGGTTTCATTGGAGACACAGCAGAAATACCAAGACATTCTTGATAAACGGGCACAGGCTGCAAAGGAAAAGGTTGATCAGTTTGAACAGTTTGGTATTCAGATGGCAAGAAACATGCAATCTGTTTTTGCTGACTATCTGTTCAATCCATTTGAAGGCAGTCTGAATGATATGCTCACTTCCTTCAGTGACATGATCAGGAAAATGGTTGCACAGATTGCAGCAGAAAAATTGCTTTCAGGTCTTGCAGGATCCTTTGCCGGTGGTGGTTTTGCTTCCAACCTGGCGGGTTTCTTTCAAGGTCCAAGGAAACTTGCTGCAGGTGGCAATGTTGCTGCAGGTGAATCTGTCATTGTTGGTGATGGTGGTGAACCTGAATTATTCACACCTTCAGTTGCAGGGACTGTGACACCCATGTCACAGATGGGTGGTTTGAACATGACCATCAACATTCAGGGTGATGATGTGGCAAGGGCAGGAAGAACAGGAAACCAATTAGGTTTGGATATTGGCAGGGGTTTCAACCTTGCACAAAGAAGGAATGGATAAATGGCATTTCTTGAAACTCCAAGATTCCCAACATATGTGGCATTGGGGACAGGTGGTGGTCCTGAATATGCCACCAGTATTGTTGAAGTCAATTCAGGCAGGGAACTAAGAAAACAAAGGTGGTCAATACCAAGGCACAGGTTTCAGGTTGGTGTTGGTGCCAAAGGTTCAACAGAACTTGACACACTAAGGGAATTTCATCATGCCTGCCTTGGCAGGTTCCATGGTTTCCGATACAAGGACCATAATGATTGGAAGTCTACACAGAACATGGTTGATTCTGTATCAGACACTGACCAGACACTTGGAACAGGGGACAGTTCTGCTGCCACAGAATATCAACTGATAAAGACATACACAGTTGGTTCACTGTCACTGGTCAGGACAATCACAAAACCCGTTTCAGGGACTGTTGTTGTTTCCCTTGATGATGTGTCACAGGCATCAGGTTGGAGTGTAGACACAACCACAGGCATCATCACTTTCACTTCTGCTCCCGGTATAGGTGTGGTGGTGAAGGCAGGATTTGAATTTGATGTTCCTGTCAGGTTTGAATCTGATTCATTGACTGTTCAACAGATTTCACCCGGTGTTGAAATGGCAACTGTTGGATTGATTGAATTGCTGGAAGAATAATGCCAAAGACAATCCCTGCTGCAATACAGACTGACCTTGATTCTGGTCAGGTCACACTTGCCACATGCATCAAAATTGTAACTGTTGCCTGCCCTTCAGGAAGCAGCAGCACCTATGGTCTGACTGAATGGCAGGAAAATATTGAATATGATTCTGTCACATACAGGACATTGGGTGGTTTTACACAGTCAGAAGTACAGTCATCAGCACAGAACAATGTTGATAACAGTGAATTTACAGGTTACTTCCACACCACTGGCATTGATTTTGATGATGTCAGGCATGGTGTTTTCGACAATGCAGAAGTCACTGTTTTTCAGATCAACCCTGAATCCATATCAGATGGGATCATCAATGAAGAAAAGGGCAATCTTGGTCAGGTGTCCTTGTCAGATGTTGCCTTCACTGCAGAAGTCAGGGGGTTGTTTCAAAGACTTCAACAGACCATTGGTGAATTGATCAGCAAACCATGCCGCGCAACCTTTGGGGATTCTAGGTGTAAATACCCAACATCAGGGGACACATGGCAGGCATCAACATCCTATACAGCATCTGAAACATATGATGCAGGTGTTGGTGATTTTGTCTATCCAACCACAACAACACGTTTTTGGTATAGGTGTATTCAGTCAGGCACATCAGGTGGTACGCAACCAACCTGGCCAACTGTTATTGGTGACACAGTGGCAGATGGTGGTTGCATATGGAAATGTGAATACAGATCTGCTGCAGCAACAATTGTCCTTTCACCAATCACTGATGGAAGAACCTTCAACACAGGGTTGACACTTTGGCCTGATAACCATTTTCAAGGTGGAACCCTGACATTTTCATCAGGGCAGAATGTTGGTTTCTGTGGTGAAATAAAATCTTCAACATCAGCAGGTGTGATCACAATGCAGAAGGCATTTCCATTTGTTCCAAATATTGTTGATGCCTTTACTGTTGTTGCAGGCTGCAACAAGGACATCAGTGATGATTGCCTTGACAGGTGGAACAATACAAAGAACTTCAGGGGTGAACCATACACACCCGGTCAGGATAAGGTCAACCAGACACCAAAGGTGAAATAGATGGGATTATTAGGAACAGGCACAGGTGCTGCATTAGGTGCCGTTATTGGTTCCTTTATACCGGGTGTTGGTTGGGCACTTGGTTTCAGCATTGGTGCAAGCATTGGGGCATTGGTATCAGCAGGGGATCCACCCGGTGTCAATGTTGGCAAATTAAATGAATTAAGGGTTTCAGGTGCATCCTTTGGTGATCCAATTAGAAGAACCTATGGCACCATGCGTCAACCAATCCAGATCATCTGGACATCAGGACTAATTGAAAAGAAATCCACAAAGAAGGAAGGGGGTGGATTGTTCACCAGTGGCACTGAAGTCACAACATATAAATATTCAGCAGACCTTGCCTGCCTGATCTGTGAAGGTCCAATTCAGGGCATCCGTAAAATATGGATGAACAGCAAACTTGTCTACAATCTTGGTGATGATGCAGATGGCGCATCAATTGCAGCATCACTTGAAATGGCAAAGTCAGTCACTATATACACAGGAACTGAAACACAGGATCCTGACCCATATCTTGAAGAACAGATTGGTGTTGGTCTGACACCTGCACATAGGGGATATGCATACATAGTTATTGAAGGACTGAAATTAAAGCAATACGGCAACAGGATTCCAAACATTGAAGTTGAAGTTGTGGTTGATACAGCAGGGGATTCTGCCCCAAACATTGTGAATGGTTACACAGGCAGCAATACCATTGAAGGCAGGTCATCAGGCAGGTTGGATGGTGGAACCATATTGACAGCATCTGAAACTGAATTGTCAGCAAGGAATTTTGATCATGAAATCAGAAGGTATGATTTTGATGGCAACCTGAAACAATATACAAAATATGAAATCAGGATTGATGATGCAACAAACCCTGTCAGTGCTGATGCCTATGTGATAAATAATGTTCCCGAAGCATTGTATATCACCAGTCTGCAGCCACCATACCATTCAAGGTTGTATTGGAAAGGTCAGGAAATTGCATTATTGAATTTCACAGGTGGCAATGTTGGTCCACTGGATACTGAAGACTTTGAAGCATATGGAAGGAATGAACACAAGAACACAAGAAGGGGCAATGACAATGAATATTATATTGTTGCCACTGACAAGGCAGGTGGCAGCAATGGATTGATCAGGTACCTGGCAGACATTTACGGCAGGCCAACATACAACTATGACAAGGCATCCTATTTCACAGACCTGTTAAACGATAGCAGGGTTAATACTGACACTAATTTTTGGATATATCCTGATGCTGAAAATCCAAATGAATTTTGGGTTTGGGATACACAGGCAGTCTTGTCTGCATCACCTTCAGAACAGTTTTTTCTTGTGCGGTATGACATTGATTTCAATGTTCTTGCAAAATGGTCCAAGGATACTACAGGCATTTATGGTGGAAACCAGATCAGCAACAACATGTTAATTGGTCCCGGTTATTGTCTTGTAAAGCAATCAAGCACATCACAGACAGCAATACTGTACACGTTTGACCATGAAACAGATGAATCTGAATGGTCTTCTGCTTCTGCCAGTCTGGACAATACAGGAACTTATGGAAGTTTCCTGCCTTTGGGGAATGCCCTTGTTGCAACAAAATATGAAATTGTTACTAGATTACCGATTGCAAACAGTGGTGGTCAGAACCTGTCAGATGTTGTTGAAGACATCTGCCTAGATTCTGGATATGAATCTTCTGATGTTGATGTCACAGGCCTGACAGGGACAGTCAAGGGGTTCAGCATTCCAAGACCTGAATCAGCAAGGTCATCAATTGAGCAGTTGCAAAAAACCAATTGGTTTGATGGTGCTGAATATGACAGCAAGATCCATTGGATCATGAGGGGTGGTTCATCCATTGCAACACTGACTGAAGATGATTTGGCAGCACATGACATCAACAGTCAGTTGCCTGACCTGACAAATATTCAAAGGGAATCAATCCTAGAATTGCCACATACAATGTCAATGCAGTTCTTGGATCCTGACTTGAACCATGAACAGAATTCAGCCTATTCAAGAAAAAGGACAACCACAGGGAACCATATTGCAACAATCAGTGTGAATGTGGCATTGGATATTGATGATGCAACACAGGCCTGTGATGTCCTTCTATACAACAGTCATCAGGAAATTGAAGTCATTGAATTTCACCTGTCTGACAAATACCACAAATTTGTACCAACAGACCTGATCACTATTCCTATAAATGGAACCAACCAACTGGTCAGGATTGTTGAAAAGCAGCATTCAAAAGCAGGGTTCAGCACATACAGGGCAGTTCCTGAAGACACTTCAATTTATACACAGGCAAGAAAAGGTGTGACCACAGGCACCACAGGTGATGTCTTGGTTGGCATCAATGGTGCTGCCTTCCTTGCCTTCATGGATCTTCCAATGCTGACACAGGCAGATGATCATGTTGGTGTGTATGCTGGTGCAGTGCCTTTCCTGACAACCTGGCAGGCGCATACACTATGGCGGTTTATGGAAACCCTGTCATCATGGGTTGAACTTGCATCCTTTGTGGATCAGGCAACAGGTGGATCAGTGACAACTGCCCTGCCTGATGCAAGGGTTGGTGTTATTGACTGGACAAACACCCTGACAGTCAGGGTTGCCAATTCATCAATGACACTGACAAGCAGCACTGAAGAAACTGTTTTGGTTGATGGTTCTGTCAACAGGTTTGCCCTGATCAACCCTGATGGTGTCCCTGAAATCTGCCAGTTCATCACGGCAACTGACAATGCTGATGGCACCTATGATCTTGATGGACTGGTCAGGGGGTTGTTTGGAACTGAATATGCCACCACAGAACACACAACATCTGACTTTTTTGTCATGATTGATGTCCTGACCATTCAAAGACTGGAAATGGAATCAGGGGATATTGGTCAAGAATACAGACATAGGTTTGTTGGTGAAGATGAAGATTTTGATCTAGTGGATCCCCTGCCATTGACTGTGGAAGGGTATTCAGTCATGCCGTGGAACCCTGTACATTTAGCAGCAGCACAGTCAGGATCCCCGGCAGATTGGGATATTTCATGGGTTCCAAGGTCAAGATATAATTACATCATTGATTCTGATGTAGATTATGTTGATGACCCTGAAATTATTTCATATACAGTTGACATTATTGATACCAGTTCACCTGAATCTGTTGTCAGGTCCACAGATGTCACTGTTGGCACAGAAATCTTTACTTATACCAATGCAATGCAGGTGACTGACTTTGGAAGTACACAGGCCAATATCACCTTCATTGTCTATGCCAAAGGCACAACCTTTGGTGAAGGTTATGGGATGCGGTATGAAACGGCCAATGAAACTTCAACCATTGTGACACCAAAGGCATAGAAAATGGCAAGTACAATCCTAGAAATTATTGATTTTGTGAATGGACAGTCAAACCCTGCACAGACAATCAATGAAGCAGTTGCAGTGCTTGAAGCATCATCAGATGGGATGCTGACTGTTGACAGTTCTGGTGATTCTGATGTGACACTGACTGACACAGGTGACAGACCAAGGCAGTGGCACTATGGGTATATTGAAGTGGACAACACAGGATCAGCATGGACTGCACAAAGGAACCTGAATGTTCCTGCCAACACTAAAAGATATATTGTCTATAACAATAATGGGGCAGCATTCAATTGCAATGTTCAGGTGACAGGTGGTGGTGGTGCAGGTGTTGCCATTGCCAATGGCAAGACTGCAGTTGTGCAGTGTGATGGAACTGATGTGTTAAGGGTGACAGATGACACTGCTTAAAAAAATACTGACCATCATCATGGCAGTTGCTGTGGTGCTGATCATCCTGCAGTTCCTGTTTCCACAATACTTTTTCAATGTTTCTGATTATGGGGAACTTTGGAAAATATACGGTTTATTCTAATCTTCAGGAAGAAGTCAGAAGACACAGGTATGTGTGAAACACAAAGGGCACAGAATGTCAGATGATGATTTTATTTCATATCAAAGGAAATTGGTTGGTTGGTTCTTGGCAGGTTTAGTCAGTTCTGTTGGTATTAATCAGGGAATTCAAAAAACAACTTCAATCAGATATGACCCATTCACAGGGCATGATGCAGAAAGACTTGAAGAAAGGGTGATGGATTATGTTGATCAACGGTTCAAAATGCATAACACCATGATACCACCAGAAGCAACAAGGAAAAGGATCAGATATATTGAAAGATTTCTTGAAAATAAACATCAGGATTTCAATACACCAACATACCATTGGGGGAAGGCATTATGAACCTGGCGCGACTGACAGAAACACTGGTGAAGCATGAAGGGTTCAAACAGTTTCCGTACCATGACACAGTTGGAAAACTGACAATTGGTATTGGCAGGAACCTTGAAGATGTTGGCATTAGTCAAAGTGAAGCAAGAATTCTGTTATCACAGGATATTCAAGCAGCAGTTGAAGGGGCAAGAAAGAAGTTTTGGTGGTTTGATTCACTTGATGATGTCAGGCAGGAAGTCATTATTAACATGATTTTCAATCTTGGTTTGACAGGGTTTGGTGAATTCAAGAAAACCATTGGATATATTCAAGAAGGAAAATTTGATCAGGCTGCAGCAGAAATGTTGAATAGTGTTTGGGCAGATCAAGTTGGTGGCAGGGCACAGGAATTGGCACAGATGATGGCATCAGGGGTGGCAGTATGAATATACAAGGCAATATGAACAGGCCTGTTTTTCAGATTGGTCATGTGCTGACAACAATTACACTTGCAGTTTCTTTGTTAGCAATGGCAAATGCAACTGAAAACAAGGTTGAAAGAAATGAAGCAGTTCAGCAAATGATGATACAGCAGCAGCAGGAACTGAAAGCAGATTTCAAGGATTACAGGAAAGAGCAAAGGATTCTGCAGAATGAACAGATGAAAATGTTGATTGAAATTCAGTCTGAAGTTTCAAAAGGGGGTGAATGATGTTAGGTATATTCAAGGCATTGTTTGGATCTGGTGTGATGGGATCTGTTGAAAGGATTGCCATTGAAGCAATAGAAACATCAAGGGATGAAGCAGAAGCAAGGTCATTGTTTGTCAAAACACTTGATCCCAATGGGAATATGAGGCGTGATCTTTCAAGGTTTGCATCAAAGGCATATGGTTTCTATTTAGTGGCAACAACAATCCTGATATTTTTCCATTCATTTGATGTTGGTGGTGCTGAAATGCAGTCCAAGGAAGCAATTGAAGCAATGACAGGACTGTTTCTACCCATTACTACAGCATGGGGATCCATTGTGACAGCATCCTTTGGTGTCAACGGGATGAATTCCTATAAAGGCAAATAAAAAAATGCCCCCTGCAGGGGGGGCAATTCAAATGATGTTTATGGAAACCTGCAGGGGGTGGAAATCAAGGAAGGTGTTTTGACAGTTTCCACTGATCCAATAGATATGTTGGTCCATATCCAAGATCAGTGATATTTTCCTTTGTAAACACCTGCTGTGAAAATGCAAACCCTTTAAATTCAAAATGTGGCATTTCACCAATTGTCAAAATGTAAATGTCACATGTCTTTCCTTCATCAAACTTGTGCTTTGGCACTAGCAATCCATGGTTTCTGCCATAGGCATTCTTGACATCAATTGTCATTCCATCTTTGATCAGATCATGAATTTTGACTTCACCTGTCATTGTTAGTGGATAGATATTCAGCAACCTGGCGATTGCCATTTCTGCAGCAATACCATCAATCAGGATTTTCAACCCATCTTTGGGAGTGATTTTTTTATCGGGTGTTCCATTGTTCTTGTGTTGATTATGAATGACCCTGCCAGCATTAGTGGCAATCCTGCATTCAAGGTCTGTCAGTGTGATTGCTGGTTGTTGTGGTGCCATCTGTTCTGCCCTTGATCTATACATTGTAATGTCCCCTTATTGCGTCAATGATCACAAGAATTCCGATGAACCAAGGCACACCAATTGCAATGCTGTATGCAAATAGATCACACAACACCCTGACCCATTGTGAATGGTGTCTTCTGACTTTCAGTTCAAGTCTTTCTGCTTCATCCATCATGCGGAAAGTTCCTGATATTTTATTGACATTGCCTGCCTGACCCTTGAAATTGCTTCCTTTTCCATCTTGGATTTTGACAGGTCATCAGCAACTGACATCAGTTCTTCATTATCTTCTGCATCCTGAATCCTTTGCAGAAGTTTGCCTTCTTCAGTTTCAACAATAGGGGGTGGATCATTATCATCAGCCTGAATGATTTCCCCTGATTCCTTGTCAACCTGTTCAAGTGATGCGGCAAGTGCATCAGTCCTGCTACCTTCAACCACAATGGTTGATGTAGAAGTGATGTCCTTTTCAGGTTCTGGTGGTAGATCAACTGCTTCTTCTGCTGTGATCAGTCCCCTAAGTGCATCAGGGAAGGCATCCCGCAAACAGAATCCCCTTGCACGCATTTGCAGCATCCTTTTAGGGTATTGCTTCCATGGTCCTGATTTACTCCACAGATTTGCCTGAACTGCATCTTCTTGTGAAAACTTCCTTTCAACACCTGACATTCCTTTCCTTTTAATGACACAGGTTGCTGTCATGGTGTCATCATCAAAGGTTTCCTTGATGTCTTCAAAGGCAGGATTTGCCATGGCAAGGGCAAGCATGGAATCACCCCAAACAGAAGGTCTGCCATTGATGACAGCAATGTTTTGCAGTGCCTGCATTGGTTGCAATCCAAGTTCTGCTCCCATCTGGACAGCAACAAGCACATTGCCTGCTTTTTTCTGGTAATCCTTTGGGCAAATGTCACTTTCTGCAATCAGGTTTGCAAGGTCCATTGCTTCTGACAGGCTTGTTGGTGTCAGGTTGAAGGTGGTTGATTGTGTCTGAAGTTCATTCATGATGTGGTGTCCTCAAGCAAGTTTGGTTTTTTCAGTGGTGGTGGTGTAGTTAGTCAGCACAAATGTCAATCCCGGTCCTGCTGATTTTGCCTTTATCCATTCAAAATCAACATGTGTGACTCTTTCACCAGTTCTTTCAAAGTGCTGTTGAATCAACTTTGCAAGGTTGCTGATTGGTTGTTGTGAGTTGTCAAGTCCTTGAACAACTGTATCATTCTGTGCCATACCTTTATTCCCCTTTTTTGAATGTTAGTTTCACATATTCACTAGGTTCAACTGTGAATCCCCTTCTTTTGACCACTTTCCTTGTGTATCCACTTCCATCAGGGAACCTGCCAAAGTTGGCAGTTTCCATTGCTTGCCTGATTCTGTTAGTGCAACCATCAACCACAGCCTGATACTTTTTCACCTGATTCTGTGCATCAAGTTTTACCTTGTGCCAATAAAACAGATCTGTTGAAAGATCAACTTCAACATCTTCAACATCAGGATATAAACGTTTCAGGAATTCTGTTGTTGATCTTTGTCCATAGTCCATTGGTGGCGCAACATCTGAAACAACATAGTCATTCCAGAAATCATGGATTTTGTCATACATGACTGTGTTGAACCTTTCATTTCTTTCAACAGTGTAAATGGCAAGATCATCACCACCAAAATATGCAGCAACATCTGCTGATTCATAGTCCAGCAACATCATGTAAACATGGACCTGTGGCAAGTAATAGGATGCAACTTCATCAGTGCCAGGTTGGCCCCAATACTCTTTCATTCTCCAACCAACATTTTTGATTTCCAACAGTTTCTTCTGCCCGACAACATCCCTGTCAATGTGACCAATCAACAGGGGATATTTGTCATTGGTCAGTGTTTTGTTGTTCCTTCTGACCTTGTTGCCTGTTTCTTCCTGATACATGACAGCAATTACAGGTTCAAGTGCATGACCAAAAATGATGTTCTTCTGATCAGACAGATCATCAGGTTCAACCTTTCCGGTTTTTTCTGCCCATAGTTCATATGGTGTTTTGTATGGATTGAAACCAAGGACAGTGGCAGCATCACTGCCACCAATGCCTTGCATTCTTTCTGCTTTCTGTTCAGCAGTCAGCATGTCAATCACCAATCAGATAAACTGAATTTGCTGCCATTGGCAAAACCTGCAAGGATCCTGATGCATATATCCTGACATGTTGACCATATTGCTGATCCTCAAACCAATTCATGTGCATACATGAAGACCTTTCAGGAAGGTCAAATTCAATACTGATGTCATCAGGCAGTGTGACTTGCCCAACTGATTCATTTTTTAGCAGTTTAATCCTGCCAGATCCTGTGTCATATTCCCTTTCAATTGCCAATGCTTCTGTCAGATCCTTGATGTCTTTGTTCAGTCCTTTGATGTGGTCCTTTGCCCATTTCGGCAGGGCATCAAATCTTTCTTCAAATGTTTTCATTTAGGCTGTCCCTTGTGTTGTGGTGGTTCTTCAATTTTGATCCATGCACATTCCCTAGAATCAAAGTCTTCTAATGGATTCCAATCAATGCTGTTGGTAGTCATCACACCCAATGAAGGCAATGATGGTATGTTGCAGATGTAAACAACATGCGGTATTGCATCTGCTTCACGCCAAAACAAACGCCAATACCAACCTGGCGATGTTGGAAGTTCATGAAACCAGTTCATATGCCACCCATCCAATAATTAAAATCATGACAACCATTGCAGCAACCATGCACCACCCAACAAATGTGTTTTGCATTTCATCCTGATTCATTTTATTACCCTCGAAAAATTGCCCATTCAGACAACACCAGAAATCCACCAATGATCACAACAAGGATCACCAGTGACCAAAAGAAATCTTCAATTAGATTTTTCATGTTCAATAATTGCTCCTGCAATGCATTCTGCAATTGGCGGGAAAATCGCATTTCCTAGTGTTCTAAGTCTGTCCACCCTGTTGGGAATGCCATCAGCCACTCTACAAATTCTGGATTTGGACTGCCACCTAATGCCCTGCCTAGTGTGTCCTTCTGTAATATGCCGTTTCTGTAAAATGGTTTTTTCCCGTCCTTGTAATCCCTTGCTGTTGGGGTGGGCAATAAACCAGACTCGATCCCTTTGATGGATGGCACCAAAACTGGCAGCATGTATGCAATGCCATTCACAGCAATACCCGACCTGTTCCAATTCAGAAAGGATTCTCCCGAACCACTGCCCATTGTTTCCAGTAAGCAACCCTGTGACATTTTCCATGACCAAGTATTTTGGTCTAATTTCGCTAACAACTCGCAACAATTCAAAAAACAATCCTGATCTGCTTCCATGGATTCCTGATCTTTTTCCATGTACTTTGGTTGTTGATATGTCTTGGCATGGGAACCCGCCACAGATGATGTTTGGGGTATCAATTCCATCTGAATCAAATCTTTCCTTTGTGACATGTTTTATATCCTCAATTATTGGCAATTCAGGCCAGTGTTTTTTCAGAACCTTCTGACAGTATTTGTCCTTTTCAACAAAGGCACAGGTTTCAATTCCTGCAGCCTGAAAACCAAGACTGAAACCACCAATGCCTGCAAAGCAATCCAGCATGCGCCAGGTTGATTTCATTTTTTTATAGTTCCTTGCCTTTCATGATTTCAATCCTGTCCTGAAGGGTTTCTATCTTTTCTTCCAATTCCTTCATATGGCATTGTGACCAATCTATATATTCACCATCTGATGCCCTTGCCTGTGCAACTTCATCCTTGACAAGATCCCTTGCTGCATTCAATGCAGCCAATCCTGCCTGCTGAAAAAGGGTGACTTCAGAAGGTGATTGGAAGACAGATGAAACTGCATCTGCCATTGCATCAATGGCATCTGCAAGTTCAGCCTGTGAAGGATCCCCACAGTTGGGGCAATATGGATCACCACAAAGACATGGGCCAATCATGATGATTCCCTATGTTGATCATCATTTGCAATTTCAATCATTGCCTTTGCAATTGATTTGTCAAAGTCTTTTCGTTCAGCAGCAATTTCAGAAGATTCAGAACTTGGAACTAAAAACCATCTGACTGCATATAAAAAATCACAACCACCATCATCAGAATCACATCTGATCAGTTCATTGTTAGTGATCATTGTTACACCATGTAAAATGTTGATTTGTTGGTGCCCACAATAGGGGCATTTTGTGTGTACTTTGATTTCCATTCTTTTTGCCATCCTCATTAGGGTATAAGTGTTTAATTTTAATTTAGTCATTAACAATTGGGTTGCTGGCAAATGTCTGTATCCTTTCATCACAGGCATCAAGATCAACAGACAGATAACCTGTTTCTTGTAAATAATTGTATGCCCGAAGGACAGAAGGTTTGCCAAACATTTCATGATAAAGGTCAGTGGACCTGATGTGCTTGGTGATCAACTGGCAAGCAAGTTTCAGGTTCATTTCTTGATTGTCTGAACCTGTGCAGGGGGCATCATTTTTCATGTTTTCCATCTTATCCATTTCAAACAAGTTTTCTTGGTCAGTGTTCATCTGTAGTCTTCCCCTTTGATGGGTGAATGATCCATTTTATACAGGACATCTGAAGGTTTGATTCTGACAACACCAGTCATTCTTTTAGATGTTGCCAACCACTTTCTGACCTTCAGGTTGCCTGCCCTGTCTGTTCCATGAAACACAGCATTCTGTGTCCTGTCACTTGCAAACTTGACCTTTAACCAGTCACCTTTGTTCAGTGTGCTGACATCAATCATAGTTCTACACCTTCTTCTTTCAGCAGTTCAAGGAAGTCTGCTTCCTGTTCTTCAATTGCCTGCTGTGCGGCAACTTCAACCATTGCCCTTGCAATCAGGTTGCCACTGTCAATGATGGCATCTGCAATCCTTGCTGCCTGCTTATCTTCATCAGTGGGCAGTCTGTCTGTGATGTCTATGATGTTGGTCATGTTATTTGCACTCCACAACTTTTTTGATGAATTCCTTCAAAAGTTTCTGGCAGTTTGGAAGGGGTTTGAATCCTGAAACATAGTCACACCCCATTTCTGAAAGAACACCTGACATATTCATCATTTTTGCTTCAACACTGCCTTTGCTTCTGCCAATTTTCGCGGCAAGTTCCCTGATGGCAGGTGCCTTGACATACTTTTCACCATTCTGTTGATGTTGAAGAAATGACCAATAGAGATCCCAACAGGCATTGATTTCATCAATGGTCCAAGGTGACTTTTTCCCTGCTGTGCAATTTGTCTGATTGAATTTCATTTTCCCTGTCCTTTGTCTGATTGAATTAGTTGCCGTATGCAACACTTCTTTGTGGCTGTGTCTTGTTATAGTGATCAACTGCTTCCTTTGCTTTGGTTTCTGTCTCAAACCTTTGATAGATCTTTTCACCATCAGCAAGGATTTCAAAAAACGTGTTCCTTTTACCTGCTTCAATCTTTCTGTATGTGTATGTGGTCATTTGCCCTGTCTCCAAAAAGTGTGTTTTTGCGTGATTCCCTATGTAATTATTATCGGATAATTCCGGCAGGAATGCAATATATTTCTATAAAAAATTGACCTAGATCACAAAAAAAATACACTTTTTTGTGTCTTTGCACACCTTGCAGACCAACAGAATTCCTGCCAGAATCAAGGCATGTGGAATGAAATCATAAACAGACTGAATGAACTTGGTTATACACAGGCAGAAATTGCAAGTTCTGCAGGTGTAACACAAGGATATATAAGCAAAATTTCATCTGGTGCCTGCCAGGTTGATCCCCGTTTTGATGTTGCAATGTCAATTTTCAACCTGCTGCCTGAAGATGAAAAGTCTGAATGGTTGAATTCAATACAGTTTGAAAAGGCATCCTGACCATTTCCTGTGATGTTCACAGGAATCACATGTGTATTACGCACATTCCCTGTCTCCAACAGGATGCCAATTCTGCCCCCCTGCCCTTCCCTGTTAGGTCAGGGGGGTTTTTTTATTCCATCTGATCAACCACAAGGAAGACAGAAAAAATGTCAGTACAGAAGACCACACCAACCAAACTGAAGAAATCCGGCAGGGGGTATACAGTCCTGCCAACTGATGTGATCAACCTGATCAGGTCAGCAGAAGCATTGGCAATCTGGTGTTATCTGCAAAGCAAACCTGAAGATTGGGTTGTGCGGAAAATGGACATTATGAACAGGCTTGCCATTGGAAAAAGACGATATGCAGCAGGGATGTTGGAACTGAAAGATCTTGGATTGCTGCAAACTGTTGTTGAACAAGGGGAAAATGGTCAATTATTAGGGAAAACCCTAATTTGCTTCAATACTCCAACCGAAGTGCCCAAAATGGGCATATCGGTGGCAACCGAAGTGCCCGTTATCGACCTTTCCCAAAACGGGAAGGACGCACAATGGGCACATATACAAATAAAAGATGGTTTAAAAAGAAAAGATAATACAAAGGCAGCACCTGAAAGATTTCACCCATCACACAAACCCTTCCCTGATCAGAACACACCAACACCACAGCCGGACAATACTGATTGGCGTGATGTCATGGTTGCATCACAGATGAAGACATTGGCAGATGCCTAGCAGGGCAAAAAGGACTGATGCCAACCAGTCAGACATTATCAAGGCACTGAAGAAGGTTGGTGCATCTGTGGTAGACCTTTCAGAAGTTGGGCATGGTTGTCCAGATCTGGCAATTGGATTCAGGAAAAAAAACTATTTTTTTGAGGTGAAAACAGAAAAAGGAAAACTGAACAATCTGCAAGGTCTTTGGCACAAATACTGGAATGGTCAGGTTGCAGTGGTGAACAGTCCTGAAAATGCTGTTGATACCCTTCTGCTGTTGTCTGCAGTGGACCATTCTTGGAAATCAGATATATAATCCAGACATTCAAGGGGGTTTGAAATGCCACAGAAAGTGGGCACACCTTGCAACCAGTTTGGTTGTCCAGAAATTGTAAATGGCAGATTCTGTGAAAAACACAGGAAGGAATACCACAGAAAAGTCAATTCAAGACGTAACAAAACCAACCAAGGGATGTATGGTGGCAGGTGGCAAAAAGCAAGAAATATATTCCTTGCCAATAACCCGTTTTGTGCAGAATGTTCAAAAGATGGTGCAACACAACTTGCCAGTGTTGTTGATCACATTGAACCACACAGGGGAAATTTCAAGTTGTTTTGGGATGAATCGAATTGGCAACCCTTGTGCAAATCCTGCCATGACAGAAAGACAGCCACTGAAGATGGTGGATTTGGAAACAAGAAGGTGAACCATGTCATCTGATATTGAAACAACATTCAAGAAAACACCCGAAGCAGTTCTTGATTATAAACATGACTGGTCTGATTGGCTGGATACAGGGGAAGGCATTACATCATCAACCTGGCAGGTTGAATCTGGACTGACAAAGGACAGTGACACCAATGACACAGATTCTGCAACAATCTGGTTGTCTGGTGGATCTATTGGAAGAAATTACAGGGTGACTAATACCATTGTCACTGATGCAGCAACTCCAAGGACCGAATCAAGGTCATTTTTCGTGAATGTAACTATTAGGGGTGATTAATTATGGCAACATACAACAAATTTGAGCAGTTTGTTGAAGACAAGAATCATGGTGTTCATGACATGTCTTCTGATCAACTGGTTGTTGCATTAACTGCAGCAGCAAATGCACCTGTTGCAACCAATGCAGTCCTTGCAGACCTGACAGAAATTTCATATACCAACTGCAGCAGCAGAAACATCACAACCAGTTCAAGTGCTGAAACGTCAGGAACATACAAATTGACCCTGACTGATTTGGTGCTGACTGCATCAGGTGGCACTGTTGGTCCATTGCGGTATGTGGTCATTTACAATGACACACCAACTTCACCTGCTGACCCATTGATTGCATGGTATGACTATGGATCTGAAATCACACTTGCAGATGGTGAAACCCTGACTATTGATTTTGATGGAACAAATGGGTTTTATACGGACACCTAATCATGGCAATTGAATCACACACAGTTATTGAAGGCAGTCAGTCTGGTGACAGGATAAACATCACAATTGTTTTCACTGCCACTAATGGTGAAACCATATCAATTACAAAATTGGTCCCTGTTGGTTCTGATTATGATGCAATTGCCATTTTAGAATATGAAAGTGTTCAGACATATTTTGAAGATTTTGAACTGTCTGAAGCATTTGATGCTGTGCAGAATGGTGAAAATCCAGACAAGACAGCAGAACATGTGACACAGGTTGATTTTGATAGGAAGGTGCTTGGTTACTTGATGACCATTGTTGATTGCCACAAAGTCAATAATTGTTTGCCATTCTGGCAGGCAGTGCAGGGAAGAAATGGCAACAATGCAACACAAAGAGCAGAAAACCTTGGTGTTCCAAAATCTGAATATGATGAAGTTGCTGACAGATTAAACCTTTATTTTGGTGTTAGTTCATTCCTTGCTGATGATCTTCTTGCAATCTGGCAGGAACCAAAGGAAGCATGGGAATAATTCATGGCATCAAATCCACACATTTATGTATCTGGTGTCCATGGAACCAATACAGGTGGAAGTGACACATCCTATGCATCACAGCAAACAGGCAACATCACTGCCCTGACTGCTGGCAATGTCTATGCTGATATTGGTGCAGCAATCACAGGAACATCACCATCAGCAGGTGATGTGATCTATGTTGCCAGCAATCATGCTGCTACTTATGACAATGGTGGAAATGTTGTTGTCCCTGAAGGTGTTCATATCATCAGTGTTGATGACACAAATATTGATCAGTATGAACCTGGCGCATCAGAAAACCTGTCAGACACTGCAGATGACTTTTATTTCCAGAATAATTGTCTGTCTGCTGGTGTTTCTTATGAAACAGGTGATGATGTCATCAGAGCAACTGGCCATGAACCATCATGGGTGATGCAGGATGGAACCATCACGGTTGATGGAACAGGGGATTATGCATTTTATATTGGTGCCGATGGTGGATCAGTCAAACTTCTAAACATTGACATTGATTCAAATGCTTCAAATGCTGATATTTTTGGGATAATCAATGGATGTGTTGTTGACTGGCATGGTGGGTCACTGCTTTCAACAAGGAATGACATGTTTGGTGCCTTTGGCAGTGGTGGTGGTGCAACATTATTGATTGAAGGTGTAGACCTGTCACCATGCGCAAATATTCATCCATCAATAGGCAGGACTGCAGATAATACCCTTGTCAGGCTGAAACACTGCAAACTGAATGCATCAGTAAATTTGCCTTCATCTGCAAGTTTTGGTTCACTGTATCAAAGATTTGAAATGTTCAACTGTGATGATGGCACAGGGGATGCCCTTCACAGGTTCATGATTGCTGACATTGCTGGTGTTGCCAAAAACAATGATTCAACCTATGTCACTGCTGGTGAAGCATGGTATGAAGGGTCAGCACAGTCATCCATTGAAGTCACAACATCTGCTGATTGTAAGCATTCCTGTCCATTTGTTTTTGAAATACCTGCTCAGTATGTGAACCTGTCAGAAGCAGGTAGTGATGTCCTGACATTGGATCTGGTCACTGATTCAACTGCCCTGTCACTGACTGACACTGACATTGCTGCTTTCCTTGTCTATCCAGATGGAACCACAGCACTTCAGGCAAATTGGGTGACATCAGGCAAGTCTGTTGGTGCAGGCAACTATGGCAATGATCCATTGTCTGCAGGGACTGCCCTGTCAGCATCTGCCCTTGGTGCTGCTGATTGGACTGGTGAACCTGCATCTGCAAACTTTTACAAGATGGAACTTGACACATCTGGTGATGCAGGACAGGCAACAGCAGTGTCAATCAGGATTGAAGTGTACAAGGCAAACATTGCTGCAGGGGATCTGTTTATTCACCCAATATTGACACTCAGTTGAAGTGGCAAAACTATATTTAATCAATGGAAGGATCTTCTATGAAGATGGTGATCAACTTGCCCTTCATAACGGAAGGATCCTAAACACTGAAACTTCTGCAGGTGGTGCCTATACACTGACTGCAGACAAGGGCACCTATACAACATCAGGTCAGTCTGCAAACCTTCAGAAAGGGTTCAACCTATCTGCAGACAAGGGCACCTATACCACAACAGGATACGCGGCAAACCTTCAGAAAGGGGTGATTCTGACTGCTGCCAATGGCACCTATTCACAAACAGGTGTTGCAGCCAACCTGACTGCCGCCAGGTTGATTTCATCTGACCAAGGCACCTATTCAACAACAGGCCAATCAGCAGATCTTGTCTTTGGACACAGGATCTATATTGGGCACAGTATTGCAAAGGACTGGTCATTTGATGATGCAAATGAATGGACCCTTGGTGCAGGTTGGTCAATTGCTGCAGGCACACTGATTGGCAGCAGTACAAATGAATCAGCAGATGCCAACATTCTTAGATCAACAATCCAACAGAAAAAATATAAATATGAATATGTGGTTCCTTCTGCAACAACAGGTATTCATTCATTCTGGTTGGGTAATACATTAGGCAGCACAGGTTACAACACACAAACAGGAACATGGTCAGGAACAGTCACACCTGTCACATCACCAGTTCCTCAAACACTTCAAATAATAGGTGCAATTGCATTCACAGGAACAGTTTCATCTGTCAATGTTTGGGAAAACTACTATGAAATAGAAGGTCAGGATTCTTCCCTGACTATTGGAAGATCCATTTCAGCAGGTGCAGGATCCTATGTGCAGACAGGAAATGATGCGGATCTTGTCTATTCAGGCACAGATTACACACTGACTGCAGGTGCAGGATCCTATGCACAGACAGGGGTTGCTGCAGATCTTTTATTTGGCAGGTACATTGCAGCAGGTGGATCTGCATTCTTTGACCCTGATTTTGATGATGCGGGTTCTTGGAGTCTTCCCGTCAACTTCAATGTTACTGGTGGCAAACTAACAACCACCAGCAGTGCTGCAGGTAATGCAACTGCATTACGAAACAGGGAAACTTTTCAGAATGGGTCAAGGTATAAAGTAGAAATCCATTGCAGTAGATATGTGTCAGGCAGTTTTTATGGTGTTGTTGCAGGAAATGCTGCACTTCCTTTCAACACAAGTGCAGGAACACATATAAGTTTTGTTGATGTTGCAACTGCATTCTCACAACAAGTTTCATTGAGTGGGTTCACACTTGATGCAGATTGGGATTATTTATATGTAACAGCAAGTTTCTATGAAACAGATGGATATGATGCAGGCCTTGTCTATTCAGGCACCACATACACCATCACCTGTGATGCAGGCACATACACCACCACAGGTCAGGCTGCAGGACTGTCTGTTGATAGATCCATATCAGCAGGGCAGGGAACATACACCACCACAGGTCAGGCTGCAGCATTACTGAAGGGATTCAAAACTACTGCAGGGGTTGGATCCTACCTGCACACAGGTCAGGCAGCAGGGTTGCTGGCAGGCAAACTGCTCACTGCATCAGCAGATTCTTATATACACACTGGATATGATGCCACCCTGACATACAGTGGAGCAGCACCAATAGTCACACCAGATTCAAGGTCCATTGTCATTGCATCAGAAGCAAGGACAGTGGTTGTGTTGAATGAGATCAGAACAATCAGCATTCAGTGACCCTGACAGGGGCAGGGGGGGTGCAAATCCCTGCAGACCTGATCTGTAT